GATATGACACGGATGGCTTCCCGCTGCTCTTCGGTCAGGGTCATGGCCGGGCCTCCACCAGAAACAGCATCGTCCTACAAGCGGGATATTTACTATCCTCCGCCAGCAGTTCGATTGACTTCAACTCTCTTTCATCATCATAGCAAAGGTCGTTTTTGTCTAGAAAATCCCTAACCGCTTGATATGCCGCGTCGGGTGATTCGGCTACCACGAACGATGCATTATAGTTCGTAGATCCTGGGTTTATTCCTCCCCGTAAAGTCACTTTGAATAATTTGAATGTCATCTCTCGCCCTCCTCTATCG